CAAACCTTATATCCAAACCATCAAATAGTAATTGGCCCAATATGCAGATATAAAGGTTTGATGGTTTTTTATAGGTTTGTAGAAAACCCCGCTGCCTTTGTTGAAATACAACAGAATTATAATTAGTAAATTGGAGGCAGATATGAGAACAGGTATGACACAAGGGCCAAGGGCCCATAGGCTTATTAAGTCTGATTTTGAGCCATTAATATTNGATTTAACCTTAGANAATGCAGTAATTGCATCTATCAGAAGTGCTACATGGTTAGAAGAAGCAGATTTAGGAGCAGCCCAACAAGCAGTTCTATTGGCTCAAACCATGGACCAAATGCCAGATAGAAGGCATCAATTAGCACCTATATTAATTGGATTATTGAGCAATTTAGGGTTAATGAACAATAGAAGGCAAGATTTGAGCATTACCCCGCAAGAAATGCTTGCACAAATTGCACAAGGGGTTTAATTGGAGTGGTTACCTACACACTACAGCCCATCTCTTGATGAAAACCTTGTTACTGATGGTGACAAGTTAATAAATGTAGTAGAAGCAATATGGAAGTTACCTGAAAAGCACAATGCTCCTCTGGTTTTAACAGATTGGCAGAAGTGGCTAATACGCAGGGTATTGGAAAGATATCCAGATACACATCCTGACCCTGAATTAGCAGGAAGACTTAGATATAAGCAGGTCTGTATCTCAATGCCCCGCAAGAATGGTAAATCATTGATAGGTGCCCTCTTTGCACTCTATGGAATGCTCCTACATGAACCAGCACCTGAAGTTATTTCAGTAGCAGCCTCAGCAGACCAAGCAAAGATTGTTTATAGGCGATTGCTACACCAAACACAGAACTCAGACATATTGAAGTCTCTCTTTAGTAGGTCTACAGAACACAGAGGCCTATGGACTTCAGATGGCACTGGTGTTTATAAAGTAATTGCTGCTAAGGCAGGAACAGCACAAGGACTGCATCCATCCCTTGTTGTATTTGATGAATTACATGTTGCTAATGAGGATGTTTGGACTGCAATGGCTCTTGGTTCTGCAACCAGACCAGATGGCATAACAATTGGCATTACAACAGCAGGAGATGACACTTCAGGACTACTCAAGAGACTTTATGAGCGAGGGGCTAAGGCAGTAGATGAAGACCCTGCATTTGAGAGGTTTGGATTCTTTTGTTGGGAGGCTCCACAAGGCTGTGATGTATTTGATGAGCAGGAAGTAAGAAGAGCCAATCCAAATCTTGCATCTGGCCTACTTTCGTGGGCATCTGTAAAGAATGAATTAGCAACAATGCCAGAGGCAGATGCTCGTAGATATCGCCTAAACCAGTTTGTTTCAAGCATGAATGCATGGCTTCCTGTAGGTACATGGCAAGGCCTTCCTTATGGAACTTGTTCAAGAGTGCAGGTATTTGGAGTGGATAGAACTCCAGGTTGGGACCATGCAGCAATAGTTGCAGCCACTTTAGAAGATGGAGACATAGTTTCTACAGAATTAGTTGCATCATTTAATAATACAAATATTGATGAATTAGTTAGGGCTTGCGTTGGATTATCCAAGTTTGGTGCTCCATTTATTCTTGATTCTTATATTTCTTCAGACCTTGCACAAGCCCTACAACAAAGAGGAATTAGGGTCCATAAAGCCACACATAANGATTTAATTAATGGGTCAAACAACGCATATCGTAGAATTATGAGAAAGACATTAGTTCACCCTCAAGATGAAATAGTGTCAGTGCAAATGCAAAGGGCAGTGCGAAAGAATGTTGGAGAGTCTTGGAAGATAACAAGAAAAGACTCAATATCAGACATAGATGCAGCATTAGCAACAATATTGGCTGTCTGGTATGTGGATACACAAATCCAAGCAACACAGATGGTTTGGTAGAGGAGACACATGGGATTTATTGACAGATTATTAGGCAGGCAGACAGAGGTTATGAACTTTGTCCCAACAGAATTAGAAGAGCGTGGTGCTTTCATTCCTTACAGGCAACCATTTGTAGTAAATGAGATTAGTGCATTACAACTTATTCCAGTTACAAGATGTATATCAGTTCTTGAAACAGCAGTTATGCAAATACCAGTTGAGGTAATGCGGGGGATTGAGAAAGTAGATTCTCCATCATGGTTACTAACACCAGATGTAGAGAACAATGTAACTCAAGCAGAATTTCTTGGACAAACAGTTGTATCAATGGCTATCTATGGAAATGCATACTGGAAGATTTATAAAGGTGTAAGAGGAATAGCAAGTCTTGAATTGATACCTGCACATTGGGTGAACATAGAACAAAACACAAGAGGAGACCTTGAGTACTCAATTAATGGAGTAAAGCAGGCCACAGGCACTGTTAGACACCTTAAATTGTTTAGTATTCCTGGGGATATATATGGTCAAGGACCACTACAAAGACATAAGCACATTATTCAATCTGCTACAGACTTACAGAACTATGCAGACCAATGGTTCAAAGTTGCAGCAGTACCAACAGGCACACTAACAACTACAGAGTTTCTTTCTGCAGATATTGCCCTTGCTAACAAGAAGGCATTCATTGATTCACAGAAAGAAAGAACTGTTGCAGTACTTTCATCAGGACTTCAGTACAACCCAATTGCACTCAATCCTGAAGAAGCACAGTTCTTGGCTAATCAGACATTCACTACAAGGCAGATAGCAAATATGTTTGGTGTTCCAAGTATGTATCTTGGACTTTCAGTAGAAGGTTCAGGGCTTACATATACAAATGGCAATGAGGATAGACAGAAACTTTATGAAGATGGACTACAGCAATACATAGTCCGTATTCAGCAAGCATTGTCTGACTTGTTACCAAGAGGCCAGAAGGCTGAATTTAATATGACTGGGTTCTTAAGACCCAATGTATTAAATAGATATCAAAGTTATGCCATTGGTTTAGATAAGAGATTCCTAACAGTTAATGAAGTTAGAGAATCAGAAGGTATGCCACCAGTAAATGAAGCAGACCTACCACCAATGCCACAACCAGCAGTTCAAGCAAATCCTCAACAGGTTGCTAACCAACCTGCAATCTAAAATGAGGATATGGAGAAAATAATGGAAAACAGAAGTTTTGAAATCAGAGAAACAAATCAAGAAACCAGAGAAGTCATTGGTATGGCAGTTCCTTTTGATGAGGTAATTGATATTGGAGGGGGAGACAAAGAGCAATTCGCAAGAGGCTCAGTTGACCTTGACTCACATGTAAAGTTATTTAGAGACCACAAAGAAGTCATTGGGAAAGTTAACTCAATGGTAGAGAAAGAAGATGGTCTCTGGATTAAAGCAAAGATTAGCAACACCAAACTTGGAGATGAAACTCTTGAGTTAGTTAAAGATGGTGCTATTCGTTCATTTTCTGTTGGCTTCATCCCAGTAGTGGATGAGAAGAAAGACAGAACAATCATTCGCAAGAAAGTTAATCTAAAGGAAGTCTCTTTAGTTGCATTCCCTGCTTATGAAAACGCCTCAGTGACTGAGGTTAGAGAAATCAAGGAGGAAACACACAATATGGAAACAACAACAACACCTGATTACTCTTCAGAAATCGCTGAAGTGCGTAATCATGCAGAAGAGTTGGAAAGACGCTTAGAGGTCCTATCAGCAGATAAGACACAGGCTCCAACTGCACCACAATTTCGTTCATTTGGTGAGTTCGTAAAATCAGTAGCAACAGGTGAAGACAATGGTCTAACACTTGCTCGTGCATTTGCAGACACTCACTCAGTAATGGCAGACAGCATTCTAAAGAACGCATGGGTAAATGAAACTATCCGCATTCTTGACAATGGTCGCCCAACTTACAATGTATTTGCTTCAGCACCACTTCCAGCAGATGGAATGACACTGGAGTACCCACTACTTAATTCTGATACTTCAGCAATTGAAGAGCAGGAAGCAGAAGGAGATGCACTTACTTTTGGTAAGATTGACTTGACTTCAGCAACAGCACCAATCAAGACTTATGGTGGATACACAGCAATGACACGCCAATTAATTGAGCGTTCATCTGTTGCTTATGTAGATGCAGCATTCAGAGCAATGGCAGCAGCCTATGCAAAGAAGACAAACAATGTCGTTAAGGCATACATCAATTCATTGTCAGGAACATCAACATCATCTGTTGCAGCATGGTCTGCAGATGCAATCATTGAAATGCTTGCAGATTCAGCAACAAAGGTAAACAATGAAACAGGTAAAGCACTTGAGTTCATTCTTTGCTCATCTGATGTATTCAAGCAACTTGCTAAGCAGGTTGATGGAGTTGCTCGCCCAATCGCAGCAGCAACCAACCCTTCAAATGGATTTGGTTCAATCAATCCAGTAGGACTCACAGGAAGCATTGCAGGTCTACCAATCGTTGTAGACCCATCACTTGCTAATGGAACACTTCTAACAGGTGCTTCATCTGCAATCACAACCTATGAATCTGCAGGAGCACCTTTCCGTCTCAATGATGGAGATATCACAAACCTAACTCAGACATTCTCTGTTTATGGCTATCTTGCAGTTGCAGGACATGACCCTAAAGCACTTGTCAAAGTTGGAAATCCACTGGACTAATTAGGGGACATTAAATGGACTGGACAGACTTAAAGGCCTATGTAGGTGCTTCAGACTTAGATAATGAGTTTGCTGAGGAATGTTGGGATACTGCTGTTGACTTAATTGCATCTTATGTGCAATCAACAAAAGTTCCTACACAGATACTCAAGCGTTGCTACCTTGAAGTTGGTTCAGAATTATTTCACAGACGCTCTGCTCCAATGGGAATCTCGCAATACTCAGCATATGACGGAGCACCAATCCGTATTGCAAGAGACCCATTAGCAGGTGTCTACCCTTTACTTAATCGTTACATGGTGAGGTTTGCATGAACATAGCAGGCATCAAAGAAGATATTGCAAATATCCTAAGAGATGAATTGCAGAATGTTTATAAATTCTCACCAGCAAGACCAACTGCACCTTGTGCAATTATTGAAGCAGGTATCCCATTCATNAGTGTTAATGATGATGAATATGATGCNATTTATTCAACACAATGGAGAGTCTTAATACTTGTACCAACAGCACAAAATGATGTTGAGACAACAGCCTTAGACACTTTATTGGATGCACTTATCCCAGCGATATGGGCTAACACAGCAGTATCAAAATTAGATGTTGACAAGCCATTCCTCACTGAGGCTAATGGAGCAACATACTTAAGCACTCACATTAACATTTCAATAGATACACAAGGAGGACAATAAAATGTCAAGATTAAAAGGAAAGAGCATTGTGTTCAAAGTTGGGGGCACTGATTATGCAGGCTCTGTTAAGTCAGTAGTATTCTCTTCAGAAGTTGGAGAAATGGGGTTTGGAGATTATTCAGACTCACTTGATTACACTGCNGCAATAACAGGATTCCAAGACTTTGCAGCAGCATCTCTATGGACACAATTATTTGCAAACCCAGGAGCATCACTGTCTCTTACATTTGCACCACATGGAAATGCAACACCATCAACAACTCAGCCACACTTCACAGCAACAGGATATGCAGAAACAATTCCTGATTTTGGTGGAGCAGCAGGCGAATACTTTGTATATGACTTAAACATCAAACTTGATGGTAAGCCAGTCAAAGTAACAGCAGGAGCGTAGTGAGTAGCAGTGGCTCAATTTACAGTTAATGTAAAAGGTGTAAATGAAGTAGTCAGGTCCCTCAAGAAATATGAGGGTGCCATTGATGACTTAAAGAACGCCAATGCAAATATTGGTGCGAAAGTATCCAGTACAGCAAGAGCCACTGCACCCACACTAACTGGTGCCCTTGCAAGTTCCATTAGACCTAATCGTGCTTCAAGGAAAGTACAGATTAAGGCAGGTGGAGCAAGAGTTCCATATGCAGGTGTCATTGAATATGGATGGCCTGCAAGAGGAATTGAAGCACAACCATTCTTAAGAAGGGCTGCTTGGGAAAACAAGGACTACACAAAAGAGCAGTACACACAAAACTTAATGGAGTTAAGTAGAAAATACATTGGAGGCAGATAATGATTAATAACTTAAAGATGAAAGAACTGGCAGAGATAGAAACTCTATCAGGATACAACATGGATGAATGGGAAACCTGTCCAAAGGTAAAACTTACTATGGCAATTACTTATGTAATGGCTAAGAAAGACAAACCAGAACTTACTTGGGAAGAAGTAGAAGACATGACCCTTGATGAAATGCAAGGAATCATTGGAGAAGAAGTCCCAAAAGTGAAGGTCTCTTAGAACTAATGGGTGAATTCTGTGCAGCCACAGGATATACACCACAACAGTTTTGGGAGATGGAACGACAGGAAATTGAGTACATATCAAGGGGGTTGAGGAAGAAGAATGGCTAATACAATAACGATTGATATTCTTGCCAATACCAGAGGCTTAGTTAATGGTGTTAATGAAACCAATAACCAACTTGGTAAGTTAAACAATTCTGCCAACTCAATCATTGCAGGCTTCAAAAGATTAGGTGCAGTAATTGGTTTGTCTGTTGGAGTCAACGAAATCAAGAATGCCATNAAAGACCTTGCAGCAGAAGAGAAGGCCTTTGCAGCCCTTGAAGAATTATATGGAAAAGACTTTAAAGCAATATCAGACAAGATAGGTAATCTATCTAAGATATTTTATGTAGATGATGGTGATATAGCCCAACTTGTATTAAAACTTAGAGGCTCTCTAAAAGCAGAACTTGACCCACTTGCAGATGAATTTGCAGAGGCAGCAATTGTTTTATCTAAGATAACAAACAAGCCATTAGAAGAGATAAGTGCCAAACTTGTTAAGGCTTTAAAAGATGGCAAACTAACAATTAACGAAATTCAAGGATTAGGAATTGAATTATCTGCAGAACAACAGAAGGCATTTGATGCTGCTCAAAAGGCAGGTAAAGGCCTTGAATATATATTGGGTATTATCTTAAGTGAAGAGAATTTAGAGAAGGCCAAAAGGCTAACAACTCCATGGGAGAAACTATCCTGGACAATGAATGAGTTAAAAGA